TATTGATACCTTACTGTATTCTTCATTTGAAGTTCATGTGTTTGACTGCTGCATCTTCAAGTATATCTTCAATCATTGTACTTGCTTTAAGTTCATCAGACTTTGTGCGATCACAACTATATTTCATATCTTCATATTGTCGTTCATGTACTTTGATTGTCATGGCAGTCATTTTGTTTACCCATGCTTCTTCATTGAGTCCACTGCGTTCTGCTCCAAGTGCTGCCACATGAGTATATATAAGTCTATACTCAGATGGTGTAGCAATACTTGCAATAGATCGACAAGCAGATAACTCTTGTTTTCTGAAACCTAATATTGTCATTTTGTACCTCCTTTATATTAGATTGTTCCGTAACTTCCTTTCATATAGAACATTGAATTGGGTCTGTTCATATATGATAGCAACTTACTGTTTCTTTCGACAGTAGTTTTGTGTTTATTTTTTACTTCTTGTGGGTGAGATATCCAATCAGTTACTGCATTGTATAAACCCCACTTGTTACAACCAATATCTTTTTGATATCTTGCCCAAATATCCATGAGAGTTTGGAACTGTCTTTCATTACGATACCTGCCATCAACTGTTGGTCTTGGTGTGTAAGTAAGTTTGTTGAACATTTCATTTGCATCATGGTGTGTGACTGGTGTGTTGTACCATGCACGATAGCGTTGTTCATTACCTTGAAACTCTTGAATCAAATGCTCAATGTGTTCAAACTTGTAATAG